TATTAGCAAGGCAAATAGATTTTAAATTTCAAGAGCCTACAACGATATTAAATAAACAATTTAAGCAAAATAATACGGTTGCTTATGGCGATAGTTTATTAACCTTAAACGACGTAAATAATACACCTTTAGATGGCGATAAAATAGATGTGGTTTTACCTTTTGAAACTATTATTTACGAAAGATTAAATAACTTACAAACTAATGAGATAACAAATATTAGCTACGGATTAGCAATGAGCGAAGCTTTAGAGCCAGTCATTCCTAAGCCAATATTATTTTATAATAACATCGTTAATTTAAATGGTAATAGCATAGCATTTGAAAACGGAAATAGTATTTTTAATAATTTAAACACCGCTCAAAACACACTAGGATTAAATACTGTTTCAAATTCTTTATTATTTAATAATGAATTTTCAACGTGGAATGGTGCATTTATAAATAATACATTATATTCGAATTATTGGCAAAATTATATCCAGTCAATTTTTAACATCAAAAAGAGAAGTTTTAAATTTAAGGCAAAGCTACCAACTTATTTGTTAACACAGATAAAACTAAATGATGTAATAAAAATTAAAGACAATTATTTTACAATAAATGACTACAATATAAATTTATTAGATGGAGAAGCCACATTTAATTTAATAAATAATTTTGATACTAATTTTAATTTATTTGCACCTTCAAAAAAAGATTTTTATATTAATTTTTTACAGCAAACATTTAGAGTTTATGTATCAAATAGCAGTGTAATGAATATTAGCATTCAGGATTTAGGTTTTGGAATTGATTTTATATCTGCGGTTAAAAATCAAAATTACATTGACATTACTATAAGCCAAAACAACTTAATTCAAAATAGGGACGTATTCATAAATGTGAATAACGGATCAAATAAAAGTTTTCAAATATATTTAAACCAAGATAATGATAGTAACTGATATAATAAAATTGTTAAACTCTCAAGACTTTTACGGAGGTGGTGAATTTATAGAAATTGCAAAAGGCAAAAATGCAACGGTTAAGAATATTAGAAAATTTAAAGAGCAAATTAAAAGAAATTATAAAATATTTTTCAAATGATTACAGAGGTTATAAAAGTCGTCACAGATACAGGTGATTCCGAAAAAAAAGTAAAGTCTTTAGGTAATTCAATTTCAGAAGTCGGTGAAAAAGGCAAAGAAGCTGGAGCAACGGGTTCAAAGGGTTTTTCAAATTTAGGCGGTTCTATTCAAGGATTAACTCCTGGTTTAGATAAAGCTATTGGTGGAATGAAAGGATTGTTAGTACAAATGTATTTAATAGTCGCAAATCCTATCGGTGCTGTATTAGCGTTAATTGTAGGTGCCGTTGCGTTATTAGGCAAAGCGTTCTTATCAACAGAATCTGGAGGCAATAAATTACAGAAAGGGTTGTCGGTTATTAGCGGATTGTTTAGCGGACTTTTAAAAGTTCTCGAGCCAGTTGCGACATTTTTAGTCGACAATATTATTAAAAGTTTTCAAACAGCAGGAAATGTAATTTTAGCAACATCAGTACTTTTACAAAAAGGATTACAAGCATTAGGTTTAGATTCAGCTGCGAACGGACTGAAAGTTTTAACAAATGCAGTTGATAATAATGTAAAAGCCAGCGGTAAGCTTGCAGACGCAGAAGCTAAATTGGTAAAAGCAAGAAGGGATAGTGAGAAGATACAATTTGACTTTCAAAATAAAGCCGAAAAAATACGGCAAAAAAGGGATAACACTAGTAATTTGTCAATAACTGAAAGGGCAAGGTTAAATGCGCAACTTGCAGCGGTTTTAAAAGAGCAATCGGCTGAGGAATTAAAAATAGCAAATTTAGCTAAAAAAGTTTCTGATTTACGAATAGCACAGGAGGGAAAAAGTAGCGCAAACTTAGACGAAAGAGCTGCTTCTTTATTAAAAATATCTGATATAAACGAGCGTATTTCAGGGCAAGAATCGGAGCAACTTGCAAACGCTAATAGTTTGCGGAATGAACAAAAAGCATTGGACAAAGAAGCCGCTGCAACAAAAGCAGCAGCAGCTAAAGTAATTGAAGATGCACGACTTGCCTTAATCAAAGAAGGTTTTGACAAGGAAACGGCTTTACGAATTGGTAATCAGGATTTGTTAGACAAAACAGAAGAGCAAAAACTTAAAACGCAAAAAGAAAGAGCAAATCAAGAGATTAAAGATTTAGAAAAAAAAGGAATAGATACTGCTGCAATTACAATTTTAAACGCAGAAAAATTTGCTACTTTAGAAAACGAATTACTTGAAAAGAGACGTTTAGAAAAAGAGGAAAAAACAAAAGTTGATAATGAAAAAATAGCCGCTGACAAAAAAATACAAGACGAAAAAGAATTAGTTTTCGCAAAAGAGCAAGCAGATAAATTGCTATCGGTGGAGCAAGCATACCAAGATGCAAAAAGGAACGCACTTGATGTCGGTTTAAATATTTTGGGAGGGTTTGCTGGTAAAAATAAAGCATTGGCATTGGCTATTTTAGGGGTCCAAAAAGGTTTAGCAATTAGCGACATAGTTATTAATGCAACTAAATCAGTAGCAACGCAAACTGCTTCAGCTAAAGCAAACATCGCAGCAACGAATGCGTTTTATGCTTTAGGTGGCGCAGTCGGTGCTGGTATAGCTGCAAAGCAAAATATAAAAACACTTGCTTCTCTTGCAAAAGGAATAGTTACCACTAAAATTAGTGCTGGCGTTGGTATTGCTGGTATAGTAGCTGCTGGTATAACAGGAGCGAAAAACATAACAGGCGGTGGCGGTGGCGGTGGCGGAAGCGAAACAGGTTCATCTAGTGGTGGTAGTGCACCTTCTTTTAATTTAGTACAAGGCACGGGAGCAAATCAAATAGCGTCTAGTATATCGGGACAAAATAGACCTATACAGGCTTTTGTAGTAAGTTCTAATGTTACAACGGCTCAAAGTTTGGATAGGAATATAATTTCTAACAGTAAGATATAAAGCAAAAATGTCACAAAATAAACATCAATTCGTTTTAAAGGTATGAAAACATTTTTAGCTGAATTTAATCCAATTGAAAACAAAGGAGTGTTTGCCATATCACTTGTCGAAAGTCCAGCAATGGAGGGCAATTTTATAGCATTAAAATCAAATCAAATTGAGTTAAAAGAAATTGATTCAGAGCAAAGAATATTAGTTGGTTTAGTTTTAGAACCAAATAAGCCTATTTATAGAAATCAAAACGGCGAAGAATTTAATATAGTATTTAACGAAAATACAATTAAAGAACTTTCACATGAATTTTTTAAAAGTAACTCTCAAAAAAATTCAACTATTGAACACGATGCTAAAATAGACGGTGTAACATTTGTAGAAAGTTGGATAGTTGAAGATAGTAAAAATGACAAATCGAACGCTTTAGGATTAAGTTATCCAAAAGGAAGTTGGATCGCAACTATGAAAGTTGATAGCGACGAGGTTTGGAATGATTATGTAAAAACAGGGAAGGTCAAAGGGTTTTCAATTGATGCGATGTTATCGCTTAAAGAAGTTAAATTAAAATCAAATATAAATATGGAATTAATCGAAATGTTAAAAGATTTGCCAGCTAAAATAGCATTGGCAATGAAGCCAAATGAAAAGGTAAAATTAGGGAGCGTTAAAAGTTCTGATGGTTCAGTAACTATTGAATACGAAGGCGAAGTATTAGAGTCGGGAGTAGCTGTATTTGTACTTGCAGATGATGGTACTCAAGTTATGTTACCAGTGGGTGAGTACGCACTAGAAAACGAAACTATTTTAGTAGTATCTCAAGAAGGCATTGCTGGTGAAATAAAAGATGTAGCAGTTGTAGAAGTAGAAGATGTACCAGCACCTTTAAGCAATACAGTTGATACAGCAACGGCAGTTGAAACAGCTATTAAATCGATAATGATTAAATATGCAAAAGAAATAGATGCGCGTTTTGAAGCAATTACAAACGCAAATTTAGCACTTAAAAAGCAATTACTAGAATTAGGTTCTCAACCAGCTACAAAGCCAATTAAAAGCGTTCCAACGCAAGCAAAAGGAAAATTTTCAGACTTATTAAATAAATTAAATAATTAAATTATGCCAACAACATTGAATATCACGACCAACTTTGTTGGTAACGTAGCTGGGGATTACATCGCTGCTATGATTAAAGAAAGTAATACTATTTCTCAAAATTTAGTTACAGTATTACCAAACATTGTATCTACAACTTATTTGAGAAAAATCAACACCATTGATGGTTTTGTTGATTATGTGTGTGGATTTACACCAAGTGGATCTGTTATTCTTTCAGAGTATGAGATTACACCTAAGAAAATTAAATGGGATGCGGAACTTTGCAAAGAAGATTTCAGACAATTGTGGACAGCTCAAGAAATGGGTTTTTCTGCTCACAACGATTCCTTACCGGCAACAGAACAAGCTGCAATACTTTTGGACATGGGTAAAAAAGTAGCGAGAAAAGTAGATGTAGATATTTGGAGTGGAAATGGATTAAATGGAAATTTAGCTGGTTTAGTTCCTCAATTATTGGCAGATGCAACTGTTATTGATGTACCAACTCCAGTAGTTATAACAGCAGCAAATGTAGAAGCGCAATTAGTTAAATTTATTGATCTTGTTCCTGACGCAGTTATCGGAGCACCTGACTATGTTTTAGGCGTTTCAACAAATGTATTGAGAGCGTTAAAAAATGTGCAGGGTTCATTTGCACGTTCAAATGGTACTTTTGCAAGTCCAGGCGAATTTGATTTTAACGGATATGTATTAACTGAAATCAAAGGATTGCCAGCAAACACAATGATAGGTTATGCCAAATCAAACGTTACTTTTGTAACTGGATTGCTAGCAGACCACAACGAAATCAGAGTTAAAGACATGGACGAAACTGATTTATCAGGAACTATTCGTTTGAAAGTAGTTTTAACAGGTGCTATTGGATATGCTTATGGAGCAGAAATAGTTTTGTATAAAACTGCATAATATTAATATAAAAGGGTTTTTAATTAAACCCTTTTTTTAAAACTCTTAAAATTATGGCTTGTGATATTACAAACGGACGAGACAAGGAATGCAAAAACGCAATTGCTGGCACGTCAAAGATATATTTATTTAACGACATTGAAAATCCATTTACGGTTTTAAATGGAGTTGTTACTGCTATTAACCCTCTTTTAACTGACGTATTTAAATATGAGTTGGTAGGAGATGGAAACACTTTTGCCCAATCTATGCAATCAGACAGAAATAATGGGACATCTACAAACACGCAAACGTTAACTTTAGTTTTGCCTAAAATTAGCAAAGAAGATAATAATCAGTTTAATCTTTTGGCTTATGGGTATCCAAAAGCGGTGGTTGCTGATAGGGCTGGTAATTATCAAGTTGTAGGTTTAAAGGATGGTATCGATTTTTTAATAGCGCCTACAACTGGAGGAGCGAAATCTGATTTTAACGGTTATAATTTAACAGGAGTGGCTTTAGAAAGTGAATTAGCACCTATTTTAGATAGTGCAACAATAACCGCTTTTTTGGCACTTGTTAATCCAACTACTTAATTTTTTTTTATTAGTTATTTTTTTTAACCGTTAATTTTATTAACGGTTTTTTTTGTCACAAAAATTAAATATTCACGTTTTAAATATATGAAAGTATTAAGTCCTTTAAATGCAAATCACGAAATAGTTATAGTACCTAGATTTTATTCTAACTCTAATGTTGTTTTAACTTTAAGGAATGAAGAAAAAAATGAAGTCTTAAACTATAACGTTACACCTATAAATTACAACGGTTATACATACTTATATTTTAACGAATCTTTTATAAACAACACTAACTATCAGTTAACGGTTAATAATGGTCTAGAGGTAATGTATAGAGGTAAAATTTTTGTAACAGACCAAAGTGATAATACTCAAAACTATAAAATAACAAAAGATATATTTCAGTACTAATGAGTGATATAAAATTAATACAGCTTAATAATTATGTTAAGCCAAAATTAGAAGAAAATAAATCTAAAAACTGGGTTTTAAACGGTCGTAATAATGAATTTTATAAATACATTATTGACAGATTTAACGGGTCGGTAACTAATCATGCTATTATAACATCATATTGTAATTTAATTTATGGACAAGGGTTGTTTGCTAAGAATTCAAGTTCAAACGCTATTCAATGGGCGAATTTTAAAACAATATTAAGCGTTAAAGAATTACGTAAAATAATTGCAGACTTTCAACTTTTTGGTGAAGCATCGATGCAAGTTATAAAATCTAAAAACAGAGAGAAAGTAACAGGAATTTTTCATTTGCCAAAACAATATGTCGTTCCTTCATTAGAGAATCAGGAAGGGGAGATTGAAAGTTATTTTTTTAATAAGAATTGGAGTAAACCTAATGATGCACAAGAATTTTCTTCTTTTGGGACATCTGACGACGAAATAGAAATTTATAATATCAAGCCATATTCTGCTGGTAAAAATTATTTTGCTGATCCTGATTATTTACCTTCTTTGCAATATGCTGAAATGGAGGAAGAGATATCAAATTTTTATAATAATTTTTTAAAAAACGGTTTATCTGCTGGATATGTAATTAACGTGCCAGATGGACAGGTTTTAACAGCAGAGGAAAAAGACAATTTTGAATATCAAATAAAAAGAAAATTAACAGGGTCGCCAAACGCTGGTAAATTTGTTTTGAATTTTGCAAATAAAGAAGCAGAAATAACTATTGTGCCTTTTCCTACAAATGAAAATATGCATAAGCAGTGGGATTTTTTAAGTAATGAAGCAAGGCAACAAATAATGACTGGGCATCTACTTACTTCACCAATGCTGGTAGGTATTAAAGATAACACAGGTTTAGGTAACAATGCAAATGAATTAGACGAAGCCGAATCGCAATTGTTAAAAAGAGTTATAGCACCAAAACAAATATATATTTTAGAAGCAATAAATGACGTTATTGCATTTAATGGTATTTCTTTAGATTTATATTTTAAAGCACTTTCTGATGTTGAAAATCCAATACTACCAACTGAATTATCTAATCAAAAAAGTGAATTAGATTTATTTTTTGAATTAGGTGAAAGCGACGTTTTAGAAGGCTATGAATTAGAAAGTGTGAAGCCAGTAGATTATGAAGAAGAAGATGCTGTACAATTAGCGGTAAGTACAGGCGTTGCAAGAAGCAATTCAAGTTCAAAATACGACACTGATTTTTACGCATTTAGATACAGATATGCCGGTAATCAAAACCCAGAAAGGTCGTTTTGTAAGGCTATGTTAAGTTCAAACAAAATTTTTAGACGTGAGGACATTGAAGCGTTAACAACTAAGATAGTAAATCCAGGCTTTGGAAAACACCCTAACCCAAACGATCCTTATTCGATTTGGTTATATAAAGGTGGTGGCTTATTGAGTGCAAAATTTGTTGGAGGCACTTGCAAGCATTATTGGGAAAAAATGACGTATAAAAAAATTAAAAAAGGAAAAGTAACAGGAGTGGATGTTAAATCTCCAATTTCTATTAATAAAGCAACGAAAGAAAGAGCATCAGGAATAGCGGGAATAGCACCACATGATAGATAAATATATATGGCAATTACACTAATAATTAGACCTTCTGAAATTACAGAAATGACACCTTTAGGTGGCAATATTGATATAGATAAAATTTTACCTATAATTTATGACGTTCAAATTACGGTTATTGAACCATTATTAGGAACTAATTTATTCAATAAAATTATTTTAGACATTGAAAATGAAAATTTGCAAGGTGATTATTTAATGCTTTATAATGATTATTTAAAGCCTATTTTAAGACATCAAATTTTTGCTGAATATGTCGAGATAGCAAGTTATTCAATTGATAACGGTGGCATCTTTAAACACCAACCTACAGATAGCCAAATAGTAGATAAGTCAGAGGTGCAATATTTAGCGCAAACACAAAGAACTAAAGCGCAAATGTACATTGACAGAGCACAGAGGTATTTATGTAATACAAATATTCCAGAGTTTAGAGATTGGAATATTTTAAATAATAAAGTAAAAAACATTAAGGTATCAGGCGGATGGTATTTAGACACAAATAACGAAAGAATAATTAGAAAAGATAGCCTTGAATATTAATATAAATAATGGAAGGGATAAAATTTGTAAAAATTTAGCTGGTGGAATACGAGCGGTTTATTTAGCACCCTATAAGAAAGTAACACGTTCAAATATTGCATATAATGGAGTTGAATTAACAGCTTTTCCGCAGACATTTATTTATAAGTTTAAAATGATAGGCAATACAACTTTTGTTCAATCGCAACAAGAAAACGACGGCGGTAAATCATTTTCTCAATCCATTACTTTAAACTTTTCAAAAATTTCTGCTTTTGACAATATTCAATTTTCCAAATTATTAAGAAAAGATTATTTTATAGTTGTTGAGGACAATAATAATAATTTTTTACTATTAGGATTTAGGAATGGTTTAGAATGTGAAAGTATAAAAACATCTAGTGACCAAAATTATGAAATTGCATTTAAAGGTGAAGAGGAGAATTTTGCACCATTTTGTGATCAATTAATTAATAATAATTTAATTGTTATAGAAGGTCAAAATTACATATTTCAAGATAATGAAAATTATATATTTCAAAACGATAACAATTATATCTTTCAATAAATGGCACTAATAAATAAAAAATTAACGGATTTAACTGAAAAAATAAACGTATCAGATGATGCGTTTATTCATATTGTCGAACCAAATGACTTGACACAGAGTGCAAGCGGGTCAAGTTATAAAGCTAAAAAATCAGTTTTAAGTGGAACGGTAAGAGCGCAAACAACTGTATCGGGTACTGTGAAAACAAATGCAAATTCTGCTGATCCAATAGTTTACTTAAAAGGCGAAGTAGATACTTTGATTTTAAATAAGCAAAATGTATTAGGCTTTACACCAGAAAACGTATCCAATAAACAAAACAGCTTATTTGAAGATTTAAGCAATGCAAAATATCCAACGGTAACGGCAGTAAATAATGCGCTTAGTACAAAAGCGAATAACACTGATTTAAACCTAAAATCTGACAAGGCAAATACTTATGATAAAGCGGAAGTTGATAATATATTTGCCTCCAATCCAAATGGGTACACCGCAAACAGTACAGATGCAGAATTAAGAGATAGAGCCACGCATACAGGCGTACAGGCAATTTCTACAGTAACAGGATTGCAAACAGCTTTAGACAATAAAGCTGACTTGGTGGCGGGTGTTGTACCACAAAACCAATTACCATCTTATGTCGATGACGTTTTAGAGTTTGTTAATTTAGCTAGTTTTCCTGCAACGGGAGAAATAGGAAAAATATACATAGCCTTAGATTCTAATAAACAATACCGTTGGAGTGGTACTATTTACATTCAAATTACAAACGGACTAATTGCATCTACTTCGGACGTTCCAGAGGGTAGTAATTTATACTTTACTGGCGCAAGGGTTTTGGCTACAGTTTTATCGGGTATTTCTTTTATTACAAATAGAGCAGTAGTGGCTACTGATAGTGTTTTAGTAGCTTTAGGACTTTTGCAAAAACAGGTTAGTGATAAACTAAACTTAACAGGTGGCACTTTAACAGGAGCACTAACAATAAACGTAGATAGTTTTATTAATGGGTTGCGTATAGGTAGGGGTGGTGGCAATCAGAGTAGTAACACCGCAAACGGAGGATTTGCTTTAAATGCAAACACAACAGGTTCTAATAACACCGCAAACGGAGCATTTGCTTTAAATGCAAACACAACAGGTTCTAATAACACAGCAAACGGAGCAAGTGCTTTGCAAAATAACACAATAGGTTCTAATAACACAGCAAATGGAGTATTTTCTTTATTTTCCAACACAACAGGTTTTAATAACACCGCAAACGGAACAAGTGCTTTAATTGCAAACACGATAGGTTCTGCAAACACCGCAATAGGACAAAATGCTTTGCTTAGTAACACAACAGGTTCTAATAACACAGCAAACGGTATTAATTCAGGAAGCCGTATTGCAGACGGCATAACAGCTAATACAATATCAAATGAGTCTGTATTTTTAGGTAATAATACAAAGGCTTTAGCAAACAATCAAACAAATCAAATTGTAATAGGAGATAATGCAACAGGTGCAGGAAGTAACACGGTTACTTTAGGGAACACTTCAATTACTTCAACTATATTAAGAGGAACAGTCACAGCACCTACATTCGTTGGAGCATTAACAGGAACGGCAAGTGGTAATTTACCATTAGCAGGAGGTACTTTAACAGGGCATTTAAATATAGGAAATTTAAGTACTACAATTGAATATTTCTTAGACATTCCTAGTAATTCAGAAACATGGGTTAACATCGGAACATTTAGCAATCGTTTTTCTGCACAAATTCAAACTCAAATTACTTCAAGTTCTTCAGAAGAAGAATCGATAATTGACTTACTTGGTACTTATTTTAATGATCAAACTAATATTAATGTTAAAAGACAAACTTACACATCCCCTTCTCTTTTAGAAGTTAGAGTTACCGGAACAGAAGGGAATAATCAAACAGTTTTTATAAGAACGCGGTCAAATGGAGCAAATACATCTCTAAGATTTAGAGTTATATCAAGCAGAGGATTAGTAAGTATTTCAAATACAATTACAACAGCACAAACAGGTGGAGCTTTTTACATAAATAATAACACACGTGTAACAGGAATGAATACTGATCTAGACGTAGTAGGCAATGGGAAGTTTAGTGGAAGTATTAATTCAGGATCTATAACAGCTAACGGAATTATTACAGGGAATCAAATTGCTTCTGTAAGCGGAATAACTGGTGCAAATATTAGAATTACCGCAATACCTGAATACGCAGACAATGCAGCAGCACTTGCTAATTTTGAACCAATTGGGAGATTTTATAGAACTGGCGATATATTAAAAGTAGTACATTAACAAATAAATACAAACAAAATGAAACAATCAAAATTTTTTAGCCTAAACTGGCTTGATGCCGCAAAAGCATTATTACTATTAGTAATTGCTACAATTTTAAATTTTATTCAAGAAACATTTATTCCTAGTTTAAAAGTTTCGCCCGAAATTAAAGCGTTACTTTTGTTAGTAGTTTCTTACATCATTAAAAACTTCTTTACACCAAACGAAGATGACAAATTGCCAGAAACCTTAAAAAAATAAATTTAATTACCTCAGCTTACCTACTATGTTAACAATAAAATCTTTAGTTTCCTTCGTTAATTACTTGTTTTGCTTTTTTTATGGGTTTACCGTTATTGACGTTGCGCAAAAAGTAATATACAATGATTTTTATTTAGGAAACATAACTAATTTTTTTCAGTTGTTGCTTACTATTATAGGCGTGTTTTTTGCGTATTATAAACTAAGGACTTATAGACGAGATTCAGATACTAAAAGTAGAATGTTAGAGCAAGAGGCAGAAAATAAAGAAATTGAGTTGTTTTTTAAGCGTAATGCAAAAGAAATTAAGGAAACTGAATTAATGTTTACAAAATTTGGAAATGAATTTTTAGATCCATTTAAAGATAAAGAAAATGAAACTAAGTGAGAAATATAAAACGTTGCTTAATTCTTATGGCTTAAATACCGAGCTGAGAATAGATCATTTCATGGCTCAAATTGAACACGAAAGTAATTTAAAACCAATTACAGAAAACTTAAATTATTCTGCTACAGGACTTACAAAAACTTTTGGTAAATATTTTGCAACTGTAGCGATTGCAAATAGTTACGCAAGGCAGCCCGAAAGGATAGCAAATAGAGTTTATGCAAATAGGATGGCAAACGGAAATGAAGCGTCGGGAGATGGTTGGAAATTTCGAGGTCGTGGGTTTATTCAAATAACAGGTAAAGCAAATTATATAATGTTATCAAAAGATACTAGAATTGACTTTTTAAATAATCCTGATTTACTTTTGACCGAAGCAAATTCTATGATAAGCGCATTATGGTTTTGGAATAGACATAAATTAAATTTATTGGCCGATAAAAATAATATTTTTGGTATTACTAGAATAATTAACGGTGGCCTCAATGGTTTATCACATCGAAAAGAATTACTTAATAAATATAGACTAGAGAGAAATGTATAAACTAGCAATTATATTTTTGGTATTATTCTTTTCATGCGGCACTAGAAAAACAAATCAGATAAAAGAAATAGAAAAGATAAAAGAAGCAGAAATAAATACGTCTGCTGACTTATCTATTTTTAGAAAATTGGAAGCTACAGAATCTTATGATCGCGGGTATGTTTACACGCGCGAAAAAGACGGTTTAAAAGAAACATTTGCGCAAAACAATAAAAGTAGTACGTCTACAAAAATAGTTGATTCAGTGCGTTATAATACAGCTATAATTAACAAAACAGTTACAACTTACAAAACAGTTAAAAATAAAAAAACCCAAAGTGATGGCGTATCAGTTTGGGTTTGGATTGTTGGATTGTTTTTAGTTTTTTTGTTTGCTATTTTAAAATGGAATAAAGAACTTTTTAGGTACCGGAATTAATTTTCATAATTGTAATACATTTATGTCTCTTAGCCAATAGTTATAAAACAGCTTAACACCAATTCGGTTTAATAAGAAGTTCCGGATTTTGATTAATATTTCCAATTATCTTACATTGTTCAATCCATTGTGATGTTTGCATATCCGCACAAGCTTCATAAAATGGAATATAATTTTTGTAAAAATCATCTGAATGAGTATTTATAACTAATCCACCGTTTAGCCTAAAAACTTTATGCAAATGGTGCATAAATTGCAAAAAGTCGCCTTCAAATATTTCTTTTCCATTTGCGTCTTTTAAACCAGTTGATTGTTGTAATTCATAATCTGAATAATGATGCATAAAACTACCTAAAGTTTCTAAATCTGGTTCGCCTTGAATTGCAAAACCATTAGCATGAAAGCATCTGAATTTCAAAGCTGATTTGCTAACACTCGTTTGCACGCATTGCGGGCTTATTGGTTCAATCATATTTTTATTTCGCATCATATTTTTTTTAAGTTGAAAATTTACGTTTTCAAAGTCCGCCACTTCTGCAAGCTGCAGGCCGTTATAACTCATTTGAAAGACGAGTTATCTCTACAAGAAAATATCTTCCAAAACCATTTGCAGCGTATGTCTTTTTTTCAACTTCTTCATTAAAATAAGACATCAAAACTGTTTCAGACATTTGACTATCATAAATTCCCATCGCTTTATGTAATGTAATTATATTATTTAAAATTTCTTTTTTTTGATTTTTTTGATGTTCTTTAGGTAATTCTTTAAAACCTATTAAATGATTAAATATTGACATAAAAAGCTACTTATAAAAGTTGTTTGGCAATATTGCTATATTGTTATTAATTTAATAATTGTTTTGTGTATGTTTTTAAAGTGGTCGAATTTGACCACTTTGGATTTATTTTCCTAAACAGACACCAAGCGTAAACAGTTAATATTCAAAAGTTACTACTATTTTGTGTCCTAAATTTTCTGCAGCTTTTGCAGCAAAGTCTAATAAGCTATCTAAATCATAAATAAAAAAGTCATGCACTTCTATATTATTATCTTTGCAGACCTTTTCAAACGTTTCTAAAGATGGTGATGTAGTGCCCAGTTCCCATCTTTTTAATTGTAGTTGACTAAGGCCTACAATTTCTTTTTTGGCTCTTAAAATGGCTGTTAATTGCTGTTGGATTTTACTCATCTTTTATAGGGTTTTCAAAAATTGGATCGTTGACAATCATTTTTAGTGCGTTAGTGTATATTTCATTTTCTAACTGTTCTATTCTTTTTTCTAGTGCCTCAATGCGGGCTAAATAAAAATCATTCATAATATTTTTTTTTACAAATATAGGAACATTTATGATTAATAAAATAACACTAATGTAAAATTTAACTTTTTATTAACTATTAAATATCTACTTATAATTTATCTTTGTCAAAAAAAAACTATGGACACAACAGATTACACAAATAAAGCTCCTTACTTGCAATGTCAAGAAGAAATAGAGCAAATAACAGTAGATGCTTACTATCATAATGATCTTATCGAAATCGCAAAACTTACTAAAGAGTATTTTAAGATTTTCAATTTCCCGATGGACAAAACAAATGAAGAACTATTGAAAATGTACAACATTAAAAAGCAACTAAACAAATTACTATGAAACCAAAATTAATATTTGAGAATGAATCGCTAGCTTACAAGCAATTAATGATCTTAGGTGCTATAAGTTATAAGGTCAAGGGCAACGAGATTACAGGAATTGATGCAAAAGGAAAAAAAATACAAACCGTAATAATTAAAGAAAAATGAAATTTAAAAAAGGTAATAAATACAAGTGCATAGAAACTTATAATATGGAAAACAATAAAATAGCCTATATTGAGGGAGGTATTTATAATTGTGTGGGTGAAGATATTTTAAAAAGTGATGTTTCTGATTTGCATTACATGAATGATTACAAATTAAATTCAAGAAGTTTTGTTCTCTATGCTAATATACCCACACACTACGAAAATGGTACGGATAAAGATGTTATTGATTTTTGCTATGATTATAGTCTTAATTTTTGTAAAGGTTCAGCAGTTAAGTATATTGCAAGGGCGGGCAAAAAAGATAATGAAATAGGGGACCTAAAAAAAGCAATTGACTTTTTGCAACGAGAAATTAAAAAATTAGAAAAATGAATATTATGAAAGAAAATAATGATATATTATGTGATGCATTTATTAACGATTTGCCAAATACTAACGAAAAAATAATTGATAAGTACACTAAGCAAATTTCTACTGAACTATATTATTTATCAAAGGAATTTGAAAAGAACGGGGATACAAATGCACACGTAAACGCAAGATGTGAAATAAATAAAAAGTATGGTAAATTTTGGAGAGAAAGATTAAATTTTAAAAAAATTTATAATTTACCTAATCCATTTGGTAAAATGTCATATTACTAAAATTAGAAAAATGATTGTCGTAAAATTAAAATCTGATATTCACCCTAGCGCATTAGAAGTCGCAATGGGACACAGAGGAATTTCTCAAACTGAATTATGTAAAAATATAAAAGGGCTTTCACAGCCTAATTTATCTAAATTTTTAAAAAGATATTATGCAACTATTTCAGAAGAAAAACTAAAAGAAATAATGAAATATTTAGACTTCCCTTTTGAGTTTTTATATAAAAACTTTGACACCCGCTTTAGATTTGTAAAATAATATTAACCAGCCATAATCAACTAAAAAAAAACAAAACTGAAATTTTGTGCGTCTGGGGAGACAGTTGATTATGGCATAAATAAAAATAATTATAAAAAAGTATTGTTTATGTAAATATTAGTCGTATTTTTACACCAGCAATAAAGCGAAACACTAAAATATAGAAATTATGACAACTATAATAAATCAATTCAGAGTAATATTTCAAGAAGAAACTATCAGAGGTTTAAGAGATTTTGGGACAATGTGGTATGATGTTAATTTTTTTGATGCTAAAAATATTGTTAAAAAATACGAAAATTGCAAAGGATTTGAAGTTAAAACTAGAACTATAACTAAAGATAGTAATTCTTTAAAAAACGCACTAAATGCAAAGTTTAACTAAAAAAAAAAGAAATGATTTACTATTGCTTGCTCCTTTAGAAATAGAGGAGCAAATAATAAATATTTTAGGACTAAAAGTTTCTGTTAAAAAAGAAAATAATAGATTATTCATTGCATTACAATCTTATCAAAGTTGTTTTAAATTAATGGAAAGATTGCATTGGGATTTTGATTTTAGTGTACATAAAAAAAATAAACATTATATCGTTGAAATATGGGAAGATTAGAACAGATTAAAGCTAAATGGGACAAAAATAAAAATAAAGTTTTAACCGAAAAAGAAATTAAAAATAAAGTAGCTGAAAAGCACATAAAACAAATGAGATATGACAATAACAGAAGAAGTTAATATATGGATTGCGTTTTGGGTTGGAAGTACTTTTATTTTTATGGTGCTTTTTTATATTATAGAATTATATTATTATTTAAAAAAAAACACAAAAGATGAAACGAAAAAACGTAATAATATTAATCCAACCCGATAAAGAGCCAATTTGTCGAGGTAATTTTAAAAAGTTGTGTATAGAGTTTGCTCTTCCTTATCACTCACTTAAAATGATGCCTTTTCCAATAAAGCATAATAATTTAATAATATATAAGTCAGAATTTAAATGAAATACACACAAGAGCAAAGATTTAAAGTAATAAGGCAAAAAAAGAATTTACACGTTTCAGATGTATTTAAAGAAATAAAATTAAAAAAACACTTTCCTATAAAAGTAGATATTGAAGGCTGTTTTTATGTAATCGAATCCAAATTAAACTATGATGCATTATTGTAATTGTGGCGAGAAATACGTTACCGAATCCAGCGCAAAAAGATGCTGCACAAAT